AAGTGAGTTTTTTAATGCATCCGAGTCAAGGCATATATAAACCTTACTTACTTTGTTGTCAATTATTTTCTTTTCAAGACTTGATGGAATTGTCTTACCAAATAACGGAACGGCGTTCCTACGAATTGCAATAGCATCGAAAGCACCCTCACACAATACCAATGGAACACTCCAATTGACAAATAAATCGAAGCCAATGATATCTTTCGAAACCTTTGGATTCTTATGTTTAAACTTGGTGGGATAAAAAGACCTACCAACAAAGAAGTTAAGCTTACCAACCTCATCATAAGATGGTATAATAATTTTTTCATTGTATTCTCCAGATTCACAATACCCTATATTGTACTTCACTATTTGTTCGGGCGTTATACCACGATTCAGTACATAATTTAAAGCGTGTTTATATTGTATTGTATTTTGTTTTTTATATAGAGGTATAAACTCCTTTGGTAGTTCAACCTGAATTGTGTCAATGGTGGTATCTCGTTCGGTATACCGACTTACTTTACTGAATATAGAGTTGTACTCATCCCAAACTTGTTTTGATACTCGTAGTTTCTTGAAGAGTGATTTTATAGTCTTACCCTTCTCATCAGAAATCCAACAATGCCACGGGTTGTCACCCTTGGAATTTATTCGTATATTGATTTCCAATTTTGGTTTGTAGTGGTCTACAAATGGTGAATAAAACGCATAGTTGTCACCCGAAGTCTTCTTCGATTTACCCAATACAAGTTCTAATAGAGAGAGTAGTCTATCTTCCATTAGGTCAAATATACGAAATTATTTTGAATTATCAAAAAAAAGATTCAGTTAGTTTTTCATCCAACCATTCTTGTGGTATTTCTTTCTTAGCCCACTTGAATCCGTACTTATCACACCATTGAGCATAAGTGGTCTTCGAACCTTTGTATATTTTACCATTTGGCGATTGTAAGACAAACCGAATGTCCAACTCGGGATGTTGTTCTTTTATCAACAAGTGTTTTTTCCTATCTTCAGGTAAAAACCAACCCTTGGATTCTATATAAATTCCGTTTGGTAATTTAAAATCCGGCTTGTAAGTGTGATTTGTTGCTGGAACAACATACTGAATTTCGTGTTGTTCATATTGACCATCGATTCCTACGATTCGCAGTTGTTCGTTTATCTTATCCTCAAGACCGGATTTGTGTCCTTTGGTCTTTTGGATATGACTCCAATTTCCTTTTGCCATAACTTAATCTAAATCAAATTTTACATTGATTGTAACATCAACATCTTGTCTTTTCTTTAAAGGAGCTCCAAGTTTAGCTACTGCTAACAAATCTCCAAAATCATTATATAATCCAACTTGGGTGATGTATGGTCTAAAGTCGGAACCAGTGACCATAGTCTTCAGTCTGTGTTCATTCTCATCGTATGTCAATTTTAATGACGGGTTTGATGATACATTATATTCATCACGAGTTATTTCACATAGAACCGAAACCTCTTCGATTTGTTTAGTACCCTTATAGTTCAATTCGAATCCACGATTTGTGTAATCAAAACTACCATCACCTAAAAACATATTTCTATATTTTGGCCGTGGGTCTGAAATTATCACCATACCATGTTTGTAAAACACATACCCAACTTTGTTACTTTGAGTAAAAGAACCACTGTACCAATGGTTATTTGATAATGATGCAATGTTGTCCGAACTTAAACCAACCTTGTAAATATTGACAGCATCAAATGACCCACTTGTTCCTGAATGGTCATCGGTGTATTCGGCTTTACGACTGAAAATTGTAATATCTTTATTATTATTTATACTTGTAAAATCAGAACCGGTTATAACACCATCTAATTGACCATCGATATATAACTTATAATAACTTCCAGTTTTGTTTATGATTACATTGTGCCATGTATTGTCATTTACTAAAACTGATGATGTAATAAACACACCCTCTATTTCATTTTCATAATCCCATCTACCATCGGAAACCGATAATCGTAACTTACCATTAGCGCCATCTATCAAGTCGTTATGTACCGACAAATCGAATGGATATGTGTTATAATGTGAGTATACTTCAGAATTTAAGTAAGGGTCGTAGTTTGTCCAACGTTTACCTATAATTGGATTTATTGATGCACCTGTCCATGATTGTGATGGTGGTAATTGTATGTATAAAGATACAGCCCAATTGTCTTGGTGATTTAATACATTGAAGTGTGGTTTATTTCTTACAACAAAAGATGATGAAATTGTGGATGATACTGACTTACCAACAACACCGCTTAAACCACCAGACGTTTCCGGTCCGTTTGAGACAACAACTTCAGATGGTTTTAATAAATTATCATAAGTTGACTCATCTTTCGTCAATTTCCAAGCCAATCCCTTTTTTACAGTATCAAATCCAATTTTTAAAATATTGTAACCTGGTTCTGGAAAATTAGATATAGTGACATTTGGGTCTACTAAAACACCATATTCATCATTGACTTCAATGTCATGTAAATAAGATGCTGATGTAGCAGCACTACTACACGTCATGTAAACCGACCCTGGTTTGATACCTTCGCCAAATTTATTTTGAGGAATTGATACTATCGAAGCGGTTTCAAATAAATGTCTATTTGAATTTTTAAAAAAAGTAGAGTTAATTGTATACCAAAGTATTTGATGTGGTGTATATGGTAATACATTACTATTAGTAGATGCTCCACTAACAATCCTTGGGTCCGGACCGTTTGAACCATTAGTGGAAGATGATACTTCCAGTAAAACACCATTATCAGAAATGGCTCTCAATATTGATATTTCAAATGATGATGAATGATTAACATCAGTCACTTCATATCGTTTATGAGCTTTAAAGGGTCTCTGTTGGATACCCTCTCGAAATATTTTCTTGAAAACCATTCCCATTGAGGTTCATCTTTAAAAGTCTAATTTAACCTTAATCAAAATTTCATTCGAGAATGATTTTAAGATTGGTTTTGATAGTTTAGCAATAGCCAATAATTGGTTATCATTGTTGTATAAACCTACTTGAGTAATGTATACTTTAGGGTCACCAACAAATGTTTGTTGTTTTAATTGACCATTAGAACCAGTTACAAATGATGGGTTATTCGAGAAGTTGTATTCTGCGTTTTTAGCTCGTACAAAGAAGAATGTTGATTTCACTTCTTCTTCGTTTCTGGCTTGGAAACCATTATTAGCACTCTCTACAGCAGCACCACTAATAGCCGTAAATAATCGTCTATGGTTATGTCTATCTTCACCACCAGTTAAAGATGCGGTTACAGAACTAGCACTTCGCTCGGTGTTTAAAGAACAACTGGCATCCAATTTAGCAGCACTTAAAACAATAATACCTTGTTGTGGATATACAGCACCATAAACACCTGTACTATAAACACCATTCAATAACGAACCACTTACGACATTGTAACTTGTAGCAGAAGAAACTCCAGTTTGATTTACATCACCACTATCATCAACCAATGACATGATTCTACCATTAGAACCTGATAATTGTAATTCCCAGTTTCCTGGGTCAAGTTTATCTTTCAATCGAGCTCTATTAATAGCAATTACATAAACATCATCTTGAGTAACACCACCAAACGTAAAAGTTCTTTGGTTAGATGGTAACAAGATTTGTTGGAATTGTGAATAGATTGCTTTAGATGGTGAATCTTCATTCTGACCATATGAACCACTACCAAGTCTATGCCCATATGCTACGGCAAATTGTGGTTCAGAAGTTGAAGCACTTGGAATACCATTATAGATTTCATAGTAGTATTGTTTTTGAGTTGATGATTGATATGATGATGTGAAGAACGTTGATAACTCAGCAACGTTACCACTCCATAACCCACGAGTTACTCGTTGAGTACCACCCTCTACAACATCTTCAACTGTAAATGCGTTATAAACTTTACCACTCCCATAATCATAAGCACCTGCTGGTACAGTCGGAGTTGCATCTTGTTTAATATCGTTTGCTAATATGCTTGCTGCAGATGGTTGAGCAGTACCTGCGGATGTTCCACCCGATAAAGCACCACCGAACATAGTTCCACCTGTACCTGCACCACCTTGTCCTTGACCTAAACTTACTACTGGCATTTTATTCTTTCTTTAATTATGAAAATGTTGCTGTGGTTCTTACTGCTGTAATTACATCGTTAATCGGATTTACAGTCAAGTCGATTTCAACTCTACCACCGGTTTCGTTACCAATCACAACAATACGGGTTGTAATAGCAGTTCTTGTTGGAAGAACCTTGGTAGTTATCTTGATTTGGTTTTTACAAACAACACTTTGGGTTAAGTTTCTTGAGTATGAAGAAACGTTTACAATAGGGTTAACACCACCAGGAACACCAGGGTTACCCGAAATACTTGCAGCATCTGAATTTAATAAGATTGCTGTATATCCGAGGTTTTCATTACCACCATTTTTAGT